TGTTGTTCGACCATTAGGCTTTGAGCCTTCGTGATGCCGAAGGCTACCTCGGCGATGATTTCAGAAAGAACCCCTTCTTCAAATAGGGTCTCTTTCACACACTCTTTTATTAGTGCTTTTAATTCTGATTTCTTCATTTACTTCTCAAATTTATATAAAATATCGTTCAATGCTCTGTCAATCCTATCACCCTTAGGTGTGACGAGCTTTCTGTCTTTCGCTTCAGTCATCATAAAGGCTCCAGGTGTAGATGGTTCTGAAACCATATCAAAGCAAATAAGCTGAAAGTCATCTTCGACCATTATTGTTCCGTCCTGCTTCTCGTTTATAGAGCCCAATCCCCTGGAGGAAATCCCTAAAGAGATGCCTGATTCGACCAAAGACCTTAAAATTTTACCGGAGGGGGTTTCTAGGACTTTTATCTTGCCCATGCATTTCTTACCTTCCATCCAAATATCTGTCACTTGGTGAGAAACATTGTTTAGGTTTATGATTTGTGAGTCTGGGTGGTCGAGCTCACCTAACGCTCTCTTAGCTTCTACTAGTCTCTTATAATTCTTAATCTCTTTTTCCAATACTGCCTGTGGATATACGCGGCCGTTGCCATTCTTGGTCTCGGCCATCTGCATAAGCCCAGAAAGCATAAGCCCACCATTAGCGACAAATTTCTTTTCCGCTTCAGTGAGCAAATCCTGGCATATACCGCCTTCGCAAAGTTCATAATATTCTCTTATAAGTTTCATAACTTCCTTTTCCTGCGGGGACCACCCGCGTCAGCTAAGCTCCTTTGCAACAATTAGCAACGGGCCTTATATACCACCTTATGGTAACAAAAGATTTCATACTAACTCCTTAACCGTGATCAACTTTAATACCATGGTCATCAAAAACGGCACCAATTATATAACTAACCAACGACCCTAAACAGCCCAAAAAGAGAGCAGTAATTGGAGAATAGTCAAAACTAAATAGTTTGGTATAATCGTTTAGGGACCACAAAAGTATGCCTGACCAGAACCCTGTGCACATAGTGCAGGACAGAAGTTGCCCCATCCAGCCTTCGGTAGGGCGGATTTTATCAAAGATTTTTCCGTATACTATTATTTGTGTAAGTCCGGCGCAACAAAGAGAGAAATATATTAAACTCATTCTTCCTCTTTGTTGTGTTCTCGAATAAGGGAATAGTTGTAAGTAAATCCGTAAGGGCGAATGCCTGGGTGCAATGAGCCCTTTTGTGCATCTTGAGGTACATCCCCCAACTCTGTAGAGTCTTCTGGAGATGGGCGAAGCATATAATCCAGCCTGTCATCTTCAAACTCAGAAGCACTACGAAAATATGGTCTCTCCTGATTCAGGTATTCACTTAGGATATAAAGACATGCTTGCAGCTTATCAACACCCGGAATTTTGGACTCCAGAATACTTGCTTCCAATGAGCCGTGGATATTGCCACCCCTAATAGAAGATTTGTCGACAATGCCTCGCTTGGCTAAGAAGTTAAACATTCTATCTTGAGCTTGGTAAGCCTTATCACTCATCTGTTCCTTCGGGAAAGAAACACACTTTCCGCTTTCAAGTGCAAGAACAATATCTATATCCTCATGGTCAAATATCATAACGTTCCCATCAAGCGTTCTTCTGGCTTTTAACGAGATTTTTGGGTCTTTCTTTATATCAACTGATAGTGTCATCTTGCTTTATCTCTTCTAGTAAATCTTGTGTCTTGAGAACAACTTCGATCAAATCAGAGTCAATCTCTTTGTCTTTATACGAATCTAAGACCGAATAAACTTGGTCTACTTTATTTTTTAGTGTCTCATCTTCGCTGATTACTGGCACGCTCTTGCACTCAGTAAGCTGCTCTTTTAAGTTTCCGATTTCCTCATTGAGGTAATATTTCAACTCTACGCCATTGTCAGAAAAAGATGAGATATATTTACCCAATAAGTTTTTCTGACTTTCACTTAAGATTTCTGAGTATTGGTCATTGAACTTTGTAACAAAAGTGCTGTATACGATATTGTCAATTGGCTGCTGCTCTTCCTCTTCCGTTGCACACGATTCTGACATCTGCTGGATGATGTTCTCTTCTAGCAAGACCCTATCCTTTACTGGTAGAGCCTCCTGAAAAATAGAATATACACTCGCCAAGTTTTTATAGTTTGGAACGAAATTGTCAAATAAGCTCTTTGAAAGAGTCTTGTTTATTTTGTTGATTAGTGCCGATTGCTCTTGAAAGATTGTTTTGCGATTCAGGTCTGAATAGTTTTTCTTTGCTTCTACTATAATCTTTTCTGCCAGGCGCTTTTCAATTGACTTGGTCTCATAAACACTTTTGTAGAGGTCCAGCTCTTTATTGAGCTCCGTACCTTTGGCGAAGTGCTCCTTCATGATTGAGACAATCTTGCCCTGCTTGTTCTTATTGTTCTTGACAATCGATTTAGTCAGCTCTCGAACAAGTGCCTCATATACGAACGCAGTATTTCTCTTCTTATTGTGCTTCAGTCTCATCTTTGTTGTTCCTCGATTTTAAGTCCAAATTCTCAAACAAAACTTTTAACTCTTCTTGGTCCTTCAGAAGTTTGTTTTCCTCTTCCTTAGAGTAAATAGTTAGCTTGCTCTCGTAAACACTTGTGCCTTTTACCAGACTAGCTAATTCTGAAGCTCCAGGGAGTGTTTTTCTCTTTGTGCCTGTCTCTGGTGATGCGGCGCGGTTCATGTTCTTTTTTCTAGGTCCGGAAGACTTTCTCCTGTCTCCGCCGGGCTTATTCATCCTAGGCTCATACCAGCCATGTGACTTGCTTGTCGTGGTCTTTGTTCTGCCACCTTCGCGCTTTACCCTCTTTCCTATGCCGTCGTCTCTCTTTGCTGGTGGTGCTGCGAGAAGGTCTCCCTCTTCTGGGCCGGCTTCTGCTTCGCCACCACCCAAGTCAAGCGTTTCTCCACCTAGGTCAGCTTCGTCACCTGTTGGGGCGCCCAATTCAGGTTCCAAGCCAGCCATGCCTTCGCCGCCTTCTTCGCCCAGGTCACCGGCGAGGTCTCCACCTGGTGCTGTCGCTGCGGCTTGCTCTGCTTCTGCAGCAGTCTCAAGTGCTGCTTCGAAGCGGCGGTCATAGAACATCTCGCGACGGTTTCGGATAAATTCTTCATCTGACATGCCAAAGAGCTTCTTAGCTAGCCACTGCTTTGAAAAGAACCCTTCTGTAGCCGATGACGCGATGTCAAACTTTGTCTTCCAATGTTCCAGCTCTTGCATTTCTGCAATCTTGGACGGGTTATTGAGTGCCACCTTGAAACTTACAAGGTCCTCATCTCGATAACCCAAAGTATAAAGATGGATAATGCCAATCTTCTCGAGCTCTGTAAGTACAGAACGTTGCAAACGCTGAATGGTTCTAGCGAAGCGAATGTCCTTTTGCGCTAGGGTTGTCTTATCCTCTTGTGCCTTTTCGGCATCCGATGATAGGTAGGAAGCTGGTATTTTCAATGCTGAGAATAGCTTATCTCTCAAGTACTTGACGTCATCGATATCACCAGTGTATTTGCCGCCGGCGAGGGGTTCAATCTTGGTACCACTTTGGCCGCCTCGAACAGGAATAAAATAGTCTTCTTCTACTGAGAGTGGATTATATCTAAGGTCCACTCGTCCAGTATCAGCATCAACAACTTGATTTCTCTTCATCTGTGTCATTGCTTTCTGCATATACTGCTCGATGTCTTGTGCAGGTATTGAGCCGACGTCAATATAGAAGACTCTTCTTTCTGGTGAACGAACAATACGATAGGCCATCATGGCATCTTCAAGAAGAGTTAGTTGGCGCCAGATTCTTCGGGCCGGCTCGAGGACAGACGTGCCATAGGGATTGTATTTGTCATTCCCTAGAACCCTAAAGTGGCCGATTTGCCAGTTCTCAAAAGTAAGCCCTGCAGTGTTCCACTGATATTGTACGTACCCCGGATTACTCTTATCCTCTCCTTCTAGCCTTTCAACCTCAGAAGTGGGAAGCCCTATAACGCTAGTGATGCCAACCTTTTCGTCTAGGTCTAGATATAAGAAAAAGTCTCCGTACTTACACATTGCACGGCACCACGAGAATAAGTTGTACTCGATATTTAAAATATCATAATACAGAGAGTGAAGTATCAGCTTAATTTCTTCATTATCGCAGCTTATGTTCAACACTTCATGCAAACCACTATGAGTTGTCATCTCGTCGGCATAAATGTCCATGGCAGAAGCAATCTCGGGTGTGTTGTGCGAGATTACAGTGTCTGTGGCAAAGTTCTTATAGCCGTCGACGGTTAAATCATATAGATCAATATGTCCGTAATACTCTATCTTGGCGACTTTGTGGTTTCCATAAGCCCTCTTGAAGACCGAGTAATTCTCATATCCATTCTTCTTTAGACGATTTCTTATCTTTATATATGTTGTATCAAGTGTCTCCGCTAATTCAGTCGAAGACATCCCGTCCTCATAAGCATCACAGATTGCCTGGAATGTTAACGTTTCATCGTATCTTGGGTTCTTTTGCCCACGATTATCTTGACCTGCGTTAACCCAGGTTGGATCATATGCTTTAGCAAAGTTTTCAAAATTTGAAAACCCCTTTGAACGAAGGCGCCTTTTAATAGTATTCGGGTCAGTATCCAACATGGAGCAGATATTTCTCTGATTGTATCCATGTACGTCACAAAGATATAGGATCCTCTCATATGTGATGTCTCTACGCTCGGCCGGATTATTCTCTTTCATCCAAGCTGAATGGTTCTTTTTAAAAGTGTCCCACCACCCTGAATCCTTCCTTTGATCGTTCAATATTCTCTGGTGCATTCTCAGGTGTTCGCTGTTATCCATAATGACAAGATTTTCTGGACTGTTATCGTTCTTTACGAAATTCTTGTGATGGACCACTTCGTTTTCCAGCATGCGGCGATCAGAAACCCATTCTGCTATCATGATGTGTTCTGCTTTCCAGCCCGGGCGGCGACCAGGATCATTGTGCATTGAATATATCCAGCGATAACCTTCACCAGTGTCATCTTTAGAATTAACTAAGTCTTTTCGATAGAATGGCATCATCGCGGTGCCTTCTTCTAGCTGGTCAATTCTTCGATAAGTGCCGTCACGAAGCATTAGGCGGTGATTGGCGGTGCCGATGATCTCTTGCCCGTTCTCAAATGTCACCTTCCAAGCATGGTCTGTAGTGGTCTTCCGGGATTGTTTGCCCAGGGCCGGTACTATTTCACCCTTGTTGTGATCGTAAGAATATACAATAAAAGATTCCGTTGTTCCATACTCGGCTTCCAACTCTTTGAGTGTCTTGTAGCCGCCAGGTACTGCGATCTTCGTATCGGCATGCAAGCAGTATTCCATTTGATCGAAGTCGACATACCTTTCGGTTCGTGCCTGGCTGGCCATTGCCTGAGCTTGCAAGTTGTCATACGGATTATATGCTGTCTTCTTGAAGTCTCTGCCACTAGCTGAAGTAAACTTCGAAGCATATTTGTCGATGTCTATTCTTCTTAAGCGGTGATTAGTTTGTGTTCGGTAATTTGTTAGTGGACCCGAGAGAAGTCGAGTTAATTTTCTGAACAATAAACTTTGTGGGTTTCTTGGATTGTTCTTCTGTGTTTTCTTGTTTGCCATCTTTTATCCCTTAAAAAGCCACGGAAACTCTTCCACTGTGCTTGCGTGCTTTCTGGCTCCTTCCTGAAGCTTCATGTTTCTAACACCAATCATACCTTTTATTCTGGTGTCTAATTGATTGCTACTTTTAGTTATCGCCCCAAGAAACGCCTTGTTATATTCCAAGTCTCTCTGGTTTGTTGCGAGGGCCGTATCTCGAACCCAACAACCAACTGCGCAAGCCATAATCAAATCATCATTATATGACCTCATAGCTTCTGGGCGTCCATGATTCCATATAAATGTCTTCATTTCAGCCAAAAGACGTGTTGAATATATCTTAATTAGGTTGTTTCTGATAAATTCTTCCATCTTTGCCACGATGAGTGGGCGCGTTTTGGACGTCATTGAGAAGCCTGCTACAGCATTGTTCATATTCTCTGCTTGATACTCATCAACATACTCGTGAGTAGATTTGACAGAGTAGTAAAGATTTGGATATGCCGCTTCCCTTAACTTGTCCAAGACTGCAAAACCAACCGTGTTGTTTTCCACAACCAAAAGTGCATTGCTATATTCTAACCCAATATCATATAAAATTTTAGAGAAAAGATCAGGAGTTACTTTTCCCCTATATTCTGCGACGATTTCCATAGTCTTTGTTTTAAAAATTAGAGCCGTAGAATAGTCCTTGCCATCGCCACGGGCGACGTCAGCAGATATAAAGTAATCCTGCTCTGGTTGACTATTTTCCCATATCCATAAATTTCTGTCAAAGCCGGTTCTATACTTTGGCTCTTGGACCATGTTCAGGTAAGTTTCCATATCTTCGCTTGCAAATACGGTCTCACCTGACATATTAAAGTTGCACTCTAATTCTTGCGCAATCTCTCTGCGAGACATATTACGTGTCTCTTTCTCAAACCACTCTTGGTCTCTGTCTGGGTGGACTTGCCATGGTAAAACTGTTGGGTGAAAGTCGTTCGTTTCAGATTCCGCTTCTGAGTATATTTTATGGAACCAGTTTCCTACACCATTAGGCGTAGAAAGGGCTATACAACGTCCACCAGTCGACAAGGTAGGGTATAGGCCCATCCATAGCTCTTCAAGCCCTTCTACATGGGCTGCCTCGTCGATTACAAGAAGTGACAGCGCTTCTGAACGCCCTGCGTCGCCGGAGGTCGAAGATGCCTTAATCTGAGAGCCGTTAGATAAAACAAAGCTTGTGCGGTTGTCGATGTCGACATTTGATATCCTAAGCCATGGTGGCAAGTTCTTAATGATTGCTTTTACTTTCTTTACAAGGTTTGCTGCAGTGTTAAACTTTGTTGCTATTACGAGAACGTTCTTCTCGCGATGAAACATCATGAGCCACGCAACATAAGCCGCAGATATAGTAGATATACCTAACTGGCGCGCTTTAAGAATAACGTTAAAGCGATAATCCTCAAAATCTTTTAAAAGGTCCTTCTGGAATCCGTAAAGATGGAACGGGATCAATCCGCGTTGAGGGTGTGTTATTTTTGCGTAAGTGTTGATGAAATAGTCTGGCGTCTTACCACACTTGACTATCTCTTTCATTATTTCTTTCTTAGAAAGAGAGAAAGCCATGTTTAACTACTTCTTTAGACCACCAAGCTCTAGCCACTTTTTTGTGGCGGAGTCTAGCTTATCTTCGCTTTCTGGGGTGTTGGTCTCTGACTCGAGGGAGCCAATGCGATAGCACTTGTGAACCTTTACACTGCAGCGAATGCGGGAGATGTACTCAACTAGAACATCAACTTCGCTTGGGTCGGATAAGGAGAGTGCACTCTTCTTGGTCTTCTTATATTCTTTCTGGATGAATGCCTTGACCTTCTCAACCATGGATTCCATCTCCCCTTCAAAGTCGTTGCTGTGAACTTCCTTGAGAGGTATCTCTGAATGGTACTTAATGTGCAAACGATCTCCAGAGATATAGGCGCCGAAGCCGTCCATAACTCGATGATCAATTAGCGGATTACCTTCTTCCCTTCGAAGTCCAATCTTTATTGGCTCACCCTTTTCGTCGAGGGCGCCATCGTAAGTGTTTGCCAGTACCTGAGAGATACAATTAATAATTTCTAAAGTCGTAGCCATGTGTATAATTCCTCTACTATAAATAGTTTACAATATAAATAGTTACTTGTTTGGTCTCCAGCCTGATTTCCATCTTTCTTCTCTTCCTTCGATGTATTGTATGTAACAATCGAAGCAACACTCAAACTTATTCATGTACAAATCATCTTTTAAGGAGAAAGAATAAGACTCACAGACTGGGCAATCCCTCTTCACCTCTCGGGAAGCTGCCCTCTCCTTTATCGTGAAACCTTCTGCCTCTTCCACTCTCTTGACACGTTCTTGTCTTGCGTGGAAAGCTTTGAGGTCTTCCAGGTATGCAACTTCTTTTTCTTGGGTCCATTCTTTTTTAGGGTTCTGAATTGCCTCTTCACCGTATTTCTCCTTTATGGCTTTCTCGTATTTTGCTATTTCGTTATAATCTTTATTCATCTCTGCCTCAATTCACCATAAGAAATATTGCGATGGTGGTGGCTGCTCCTGTTAGAAAGCCTCCTGATGCCCACCAGATAGTATAATCGTTAGGTCTCTTAAGAGCTGCCTCTTCTAGTTGCCGGATTTCCTCATCCTTAATTGCTAAAGTGTTTTTAATTTCCCTCTTTAGGGTATCGACCCTCAACTGAAGGTTTCCCAACTCCAAAGCATATCTTGCCTTTTCCTCTTCTATTAGTCTCAAGACTGTAAGTTGACACCGGTTCTTAGCATACTCAATTGATGCTTGGAGTTTTGCGGCCGCTGTGTCGTCGAAGCACCAGGCGTCAAAAGACACCTTACTTCCTTCGAAAACCCTCGAAAAGCGGCCGGTATTGTCTTGAGCGAGGGCGGTGCAGGCGAGGAAGCTAGTCAACGTAAATAAAGCCAAAGTTCTTTTCAATTTCTTTCCTAATAACATCCGGTTCACCCTTGGATTTTTTGATTATCTCTTTTACTCTTTCTTTTTCTTTTTTTGTTAAGAGTTTTTCTTGTTCGCTATATTTCTTTTCAATTCTCTTAATCGTGTTGTGATATTCCTTAATCAGGTTATCCCTCTCTATAATCTCATTTTGGTGCCTACTTTTTAACTCTTTTATTTGTTTTTCATAAGATTCTTTCTTTGCATTCAAAACATCAACAATTGCATCTGAGTTTCTTCTTGCAAAGATATAGACGATTATGGTCCAGACAATAAGAAATGGAATTTGCCAGTAGTTTTTAAGCCAGAGGAAAGTCTTGCTGCAGGCGCCCTTAAAAGCTAGCCAAGTCACTGAGAGTCGCTCGGGCCGTGCTTCCACTTTACCGCCATGTCGACTAATGCTTGGGTCCCAATATAAGCCAGCGTGATCGCTGTCCAGTTGTCACTAGTCACAGTACCATAAGCACACAGCCCTGTTGCTGTCAGCCAAGCCAAGAATTTTCTAGATATAAATCTCTCTGTATATTTGTCGGCGAATGCCTTAAGTCTTGCCACCACGTTATCCTCCTAAATGTTTACATAAGCGAAACCGTCTTTTCGCTCAATGTTAATTTGCATATCCACACAATCCTTCAGGCTGTCCAAGTGAGAAATGAGAAGGACTGTCTTAAAATATCCCTTAATCATATCAAGGATACGTACAAAGCCTTCCATATTCTCTTCGTCCAAAGCCGTTCCAGGTTCGTCTAATATAAATAGGTCAGACTTTGGTAAACTTGATACAGTCAAAAAAGCCAAGCGAATTGCCATACTTGCAATAGTCTTCTCAGCTCCGGAGCCCATCTCGAGGGGACGGGGCTCGTGTTTCGCATGTTTTATGAAGATATCCAACTTGTCCTCATTGTTTGTTATAAAGACCTCAAACTCAACAATGTTAGTCAGTATCTTTGCAATCTCCTGATTGATGTAAGGCAATCTCCTCTTTATGACTTCATACGATACCCCACTAGGGTGGCAGCAGGTCATCAACAAATGGTACGCTGCGAAGTCATCTTTGAGTGTCTCATATTCTTCTTGTTGCTCCTCTGCTTGAGCTAGCTTCTGCTCCAAAGAGCCGTGCTTCTTGACCAAACCCATAACTGCAGCTTCACATTGTTCTAATCGCTGGTCTATCTGTTTGATTTCTCTGTCTTTATCTTTCCTCTGTTGCAGCAGCCCTTTGAGGTTTTCTATCACTTCTTTGTTTGCTTCATACTCAGAGCTTTTAACCTGGAGTTGCTCAAGTTCTACCTGCTCCTTAAATAAAAGATTATCTGCTTTCTCAATTGTTAGCTTATTCGTCGCAATTGAAGTAGCTAATACGTTTCTTTTATCTGCTAACAAATTATATTTTTCGATATATCCGTCGACTTTTTCTGGGTCGTGGGACTTTATCTCTTCTCCGATACTATTTGCCCGAGTGGAGTTGGCAGACATTCTGTCTTCTACAACCTGAATCAACCCTTCTGCTTCATGCGCATCTTTGATAAATTTGCACGAGGCGTACTCATTCCCGCAAGGAACCTCTGAAAGTAAATCCTGTTTCCTTGTGTACCTCTCTTTTTCTGAGGACAGGGATTGCATTTCTGTCAGCATTGAAGCTAACTCTTCTTTCTTGCTGTCAATTGTCCTCTTCTTTTCTTGATAGGACAATATATCAAATTGAGATAAGAACTGGGCAATCTTTTCAAACTTACCTTCACTAACTGCCAATTCTTTTATTGCTTCAGTTTTTCTTGAAGTTAAATCTAGAATTGATTCCTTCTTTTGCAATATCTTTTGTGACGTCATCACTGGGTCGATTATCTCTGCTGGTACAGACTCTATCTTGGAGCTGATTTCTGACTTTTCTGAAACCGTCTCTTGCTTTTCTCTTTTAAGCGTCGTACATGCGGCCTTGTTTGATTCTATTCCCAATTCACTTTTCGTTATCTCTCTCTTGATTTTGCCAATCTCAACTTCGAAGTCTATACCTTCGAGCCTCTTAAGGGACGCTTTTGTCATAGCGGAATCTTCTTTCGCTAACTTAAACTTTTTATCAAATATTTCCAAATCCAAAAACTTGGCTAAAAATTCTTTTCTCTTTGTCGAGCCCTCGTTAATGAAGGAGAGCGAGTCCAGTTGACTTGCCATAGAAGTGGCAAGGAAGTCTTGAATAGTACCAAAGTATTTTCTAACGTTCTTATCGGTATCTTGTCTGGATGTTCCGTTAAGCCCTGTGGTTTGACCAAGCATATCCTGCTTGTAAAATTCCAAATCCGTACTTGCTTCTTGTGTCTCTACGCCTTTTAGTCTTTTCGTATATTTCTCTGAAGTTCTCTCCACTACATATTCTGTGTCGTCAATCGCGATGGTCGCCTTTGCATTACAATCCGGCTTATTTTGATTGATTATGTTCAAGTTTTTACGAATAGATTTAGACGTAGAATTGTATAGGGAATACAGAAGAGTGTCGACAATCGAAGACTTGCCTGAGTAATTCTTTCCGAATATTCCGACGATGCCTTCTAGCTTCGTAAAGTCTACGATGTTGCCTTCTCCGTAATTAAAAAGATTGTCCCACTCCAAGCTCTTAAGAGACCAGTGGACATTTCTCATTACATCCTCGCCCTCTTCTATTTGAGTGTTGTATTTCTTGTTTAGGTCGTAGACTTTCTTCATGACTTCATCTGAAACCTCAAACTCTTTTAGATATTCTTCCATTAGAGCTTCTTGAGTTTTGAGGTCTCGAAGATCTTCCTTCTTGATTCCATCAGGGGCCTGAACAGTTATTTGTTTGCCTGCTGCTCGATTTAGATAGGTCACAGATTCAGGGTTGTATCGATACTTTACAATATCTACTGCCTTGCGGACCTTATCCAATGTGACGTTCTCGTCCGAAACAATACGGAGTCTGGCACCTTCTGGTGGCTTCTTTCTTGGGAGATTTCCGTTCTTAGTTAGGGCAAGAGTGACGAAAGGCTTTGGGTTGTCAAAGGTAATAAGCCTGTTGGTAAAATTATCTCTATCTTCAATATCCCATAGGAGATAGCCTTTATCCAGTGACTCACCAAAATTCTGTTGAACGGTAGAGCCGGCATACCAAACTCTCCCTTCTTTATCTAGTTGTTGGGTCTTGTGAATATCTCCAAGAAAACCAAAGTCAAAATCGTCAAAGATGCTAATATCATGATCGCCCCCTAGCGTCCAATTACTATCTGTTTTTGATTTATCAATCGCTCCGTGATAAAGAGCGATATTTATTACCGACTTGTCTGTTGGTGCTACCCAATTGTCCTCATCAAAAACAGAAAGAACGTTCAAGCAGAAGTTGTCATCTATTTTGACTTCTCCTGCATTCTTAATTAGTGTAAGCCTTGGGGAATTTATGGCCCGGGCAATGGGAGATAATGCATCTTGCCGGCTGCCATTGCGCAAATTGCCGTCGTGATTACCCAGTATAATATAGGTAGGTGCTATCTCTGCAAGGTTCTCAAAGAATTCGCGACACATGTCAACAAACTCTGGTGATATTTGCGTCTTTGTGTGGGCGATATCACCGCAATGAATGATATAATCGACCTTTTCTTCTTTTAGTGATTTATATAACTGCTTGAATACCTCACGATATTCAAAGTGGTATTTTAGGTTTCGGATATGTGTGTCAGCCAAATGCGCCAGACGCAAACCTTTTTTGTTTTTTTTACTCACAATTTCTCCAGTATTTGTTATTCACTATACCATTAATCTGGGTTTGTGACAACCCAAATATTTCACTTAACTCCTTCTGTTTGTATTTTCCTGTTGAATACATTTCCCTTATCTCTTTCACAATTTCACAGTTCACTTTTGCTTGCCCGTTGTTCTCTCCACTGTTTGCCTTACCAATCTTTCTTTTTATCTCTTCAGATAGTGGACCGGTTTTTGGGAGGACCTTTCCCTTGTTCCAAGGAATTTGCCCTTTATGTGATTTGGAAAGATTTTCTCTATGCTCTTCTGAAAGCTTCTTTCCCTTATTCCATGGTGCCTTACCATGCATCCCATTATTCTCACCAGAGTTTTTCACTGATATTCTCCTCTTTGTTTCTCCATCGTGGCGGCCGCCATCGCCGCCTTCACGATGATTGTATCCGAACTCTTGTTCCAGAGTCCTAAACTTTTTGATAAAGTGTTTCTCTTTATCTTTCATTTCTTCTTCGCTGGAGCAAGCAGTAAGAACCTTCCAAACGACATTTTCCCAGCCATATTTCCTAATAGCATTATAGAATTTTCTATTAGAATTTCTTGAGTGGTGCTTGTGTTCTGTCTTTCTTCTTTTCAGCGGCTTTGTGGTAAGCCCTACATATCTCTTTCCGTTAGGAAACTTTGCTTCATAAACTATCATTACCATATCCTCCGTGTTATATAGTAAATAGTCTTCTATCCGCTATGTGACCTAATCTTGCTAATAAAGCAATATGAGCAAATCTCATTTATTCTCCAGTGCTATTTTTTATATTGTATAATACTAGGAGGGGAATGTCAAGAAGTTTTTTTAAGTCCGAAGGTGAGCAATTGCTTTGGTGTGAGTTTTTCGAGAATAATCTGAAATGCCATCTTTTCTGATTCTGTAATGGCGTTGATGTCCCCAGTCTCTGCTAGGTGGTCCATCTCTTCTTTAATAATCTCTTTTAGTCTACGCTTTGTAATATCCATGTTTAAACCTCATTAAAAATTAAGTTTGTATTCTAAATAGTTCAAGTCTGTTATAAACTCCGCATTTACTTTTCTAGACTGAAACTCGTCTCTTGGTGTCTCTGCAGCGTCTGCAAATGGAGATATGCTGATTGTTTTACAGGTAACTCCATATTCTCGAAACCTTTTCGCTATTATCAATTCTTTATCTTTTGCGTCCGCGTCTAGAGCAATGTAGACGTTTGTTTTTAGTTTACAAATCTTCTGAAATAATTTACTATTTTCCCTCAGTGTTGAACCCAGTATTGGAATACAGTTCTTGTGCCTTATCGCATCGAAGGCACCTTCCACGATGATTATATCATCTTCCCAGTCAATATTTAAATCATTGAAGACAATATCTTTGCTTACTTTGGGGTTCTTATATTTCATCCAATCATCAGTATAGGACCTAGCTATGAAATAATTCAACTGCCCTTTCACATTAAAGGATGGTATTATTACCCTCCCCTCGTATTCTCCAAAGTCACAATAACCTATCTTCCATCTAAGAATTTCCAGGTCGGTAATATCTCGTGAGTAAAGATATTTGAGGGCCTTCTTCTTTTCACCGGTTTTGGGACCGGTAAGAGTTCGGAAACCTTCTGGTAGATTTATTACTTGGTCTGGCTTCTCTTCAGGTTCGTCAAAAATAAATTCGTATTTGGAAAGGTCGACCTCTTCTGCTATGTTCGACCATTCGGCGTAGTATTCCGGGGCGTAGCGTCTAATGAGGTATGAAATTTTGTTTCCGGAGAAGCCACAGACCCAACACTTAAAAGCATTCTTTTCTACATTGACAGACATCTTAAGTTTATCGTGGTCACATTTTGGACAACGAAAAAGCATTTCGCCATTGGTCACCCAATGACGTCCAAACGCGCTCCTAAGTATTTCCGCCTTGTCTGACAAGATTTTCCCCTGCTAATGCTATTATTATACTGTCGCACAGATCATACATTCCCGGCTTGGGGTTTCCATGCTTTGTATATAGTATCTCAATTTGGGGGTAATTGTCAAGAACAAACTGAAGAACCTTCTCTTTTGCGTTCTCGCCTCGTTTGATGGCGAGACCTGCCTGCTTTCTGGCGGAGGTGGCAGCAATCATTTGAGGCTGCATGTCAAATATTTCGTAACAAAACCAGGATACGACGCCGTTAAACCTAGAAAGTGTAGATAAGGTCTGTGCCGAGGAAAAGCCAGAACGGAAAGAATGCAGCGATTGCTCTATGAATATATCAGTTATATCATA